ATCGCTCAGACTATCGGGATGTTTAAAAATCCTTTTAATCTGAGAAAATTGGTTTCCCATGGTCGATCACGATCCTTGAGTAAGATCGTGAAACAACTTTCGGGATCCTATCTCGAGTACGAATTTGGCTGGAAGAACGTAAAGCGAGACTTTGAAGCAGTTGCTTCAGTCTGGGCTGAAGTTCGCCAGCATATGCAGTACCTTCGAGATGCTGTTGGCAAGGATGTATCTTTGTCCGCAAGGGCATCGTATACATCATCTTCCCCTCCCAATGACCCTCTTCAGCAACTCTTTAACGCCGCCGCGCTCACTCTCACACCGGTTTTGTGTCCGGCAAGAGTCGTAGCCACTTTTTCACTCGACCTTCGTCGAACTGAAGCAATGGCTATGTGGTCTAAGTTTGACCAAGTGATATCGAGGTTGGGCGCCCGAGATCTTGCTGAAGCGCTCTGGGATCTTGTTCCATATTCCTTTGTGGTGGATTGGTTCACCCACCTCAATCGATTTATGAGACAAGGTCCAATTGAGTGGGAGAAGTATGATATTAGGCGTATGGGTTATTCCACAAAATACTCGCTTGACGGGAAATGTCATGTGACATCTCGTCTTTACGGGTACGGCAGTAATGCCTATGATGGAATACACACAGATGCTGATTATTACACTTCCCCACAATGCATACAAAGTTCGTATGCACGTACTTCGGGGTTTCCTCCGAGTACATCGAGCGTTGGGATTTTTGGCAATCTTTCCAAAACTCAACTTGCTCAAGGTTTAGCGTTAATAATACAACGCTTAACTTGAGTCGAACCTTGGAGTCTGTATGGCAAGTGCCACACATGTTGTTCACACCAAAGCTGATGCTGACGAAACTTTTACGTTAGCATCGACCACCTCAACTGGGGCCATTTATAAGGTCGCCAGTCGAGCGCTCTCTGTTCCAAAGACCTTGGAATTCAAGTTTGAACTTGGAAACCCGGGCTCCCTTGGAAATGACAAATTGTCCGTCATTTTCAGGGATTCAGCTGCAAACTCTACGACCGGTTTGGTCAAGACGCTGCAGGTGAAAATGGAAGTCTCTGTTCCACGTGACGCTGCTATCACCACCGCAATGGTGGAAGATAACATTTGTCATCTCGCCAATTTATTGGCAGATGCTGTCGCGGAGAATATCGCAGATGCGATCGTACCTTAATTGGTGCAATTACATACTGCTGTATCTCGTTACTATTATCATACTTATCGTTATTTGCGATAGGCAGATGTAGTATCCGGTGAACAGATGCGTTATGTGCTGCACATATCGTGCAGCACACACTCGCAAGAAGCTTTGGTGACAACACCAGGCACTTGCACTTCAGATAAGGGTGGAAACGTATGCACCTTGAAAAAGGCTCATCCGAGACCGTAACGCCTTCTGAAAGGATCACTGGTCTTTGGGAGATCTGGGAAAGATCTCCTTCTAGGACTAGTCATCCTGCACAGTCCAGGTTATATCGAGCTTTGTTCTGTGACATCGCATCAATCTTCCCGAACTTCGTTCTTCATGATTTCTCCTATCTCCTTTCTCGTATAGAGAAGGAAGGTAGGGCATTCTATCTCGAAACTTTACCCAAACTAGGGAAAGCTTTTGAGACTAGTCTGATTACCTGTGAGGAGCTAATAATTCCTCCGGGTTGGGAACTCATGAAGGGTACGAGGCTTCCGAAGTTCTGTTATCAATTGTTTTCTCAATTGATGCGGGATGATGGAAGTCAACTTTGGACTCTTCGCTTTAATAAAAGCGGACGAGTCGACGTCGTAGGGGAACAAATAATCCCTCCAGACCGTCTCCATATTGTATGTCGTACTGTCGCTTACTTACGACAGTTGACATGCATGTGGTCCAAAGTTGAATCAACTTTACGCGACTCAGACGAGCAACTTTCCGATTGTGAACTTACATCACAGGAAAAGATTGCCATTACTGGGTTCTCGAAGAGAGTCAGTCTAGAATTTCAGGGTATTAAGCCTGAATTCTACTCCGACCTCAACGAAGCCCGGCGTCTTCTTCGCGTATTGTTTGAGACAGAATGTCCCGAACGTGATGAACTCTTGGATTTTATCAAAAATCCTTGGGGACGTCACGGTCCGGGTGCTGTCGCGGGTCGAGAGGTGGGCCCTGAGAAGTGGTCATTTAACAAATGGCCAGGTTTGCCTTCCAGGTTATTTTCCTGGAGAGACGGTTTTGATTGTGAAATCAAACCCGTTGATAGACAATACCCCGCACGGTTATGCTTGGTTCCCAAGGACTATCGAGGTCCTAGGGTTATCTGCATAGAGCCGAAGGAGAACCAATTTGCCCAACAAGGGCTTATGGATATCCTTTATAGGCTTGTTCACCGATGCGCTCTCACGAGAAGATCCATCAGCTTTATCGACACGGAAGAATCGAGGCGGCTCTGTTTTGATTACAGATACGCCACGATAGACCTAAAAGACGCGTCAGACCTAATTAATATTAGGCTTGCACGACTTTTACTTCCGCGATGGATCTTCAATCTAGTAACTCGTTATCGCTCAAGGGAGATTATTACTCCCGTTGGTGCTTTAAAGACCAACTGTTTGGCGACAATGGGTAATGCTACATGTTTCCC